AAAACTGTCTTCATTATATTTGCAGTATGAGAGCTAAGAAATCACCTCAAAAGCCAGATCCAAGGCTTGAAGTTCTTCTAGAAAGGCTTATGGACGCTGCGCCATCTTCTTCTGATCCACCAGAGGCTGTTGCTTACCCCTCTTTAGCCCCCTCTTACAATGAGGAAGGAACCTCTAGAGCGATAAACAAAACATCAGACGGTTTGTTTGAAGACATAATTGAGTTTATTGATCCTACAGGAATATCATCTTGGGATGATGCTTCTAGAGCGTATGATTCTTATACAGATAGAATAAAGAATACAAATAAATATTCACCCACTATGGATGAGTTTTTTGATGTTTTAAGTGTTGTTCCTGCGATTGGTAAAATTCCCAAAGCAGCCAAGCTTGTAAGAGGTGCCTCTAGGTATATTTCTCCAGCCGTAAAAGCCGTTAAAAAAACCGCAAAAAACCCTAGATCATCACTTGGTTTTATTTTAGATAGATCAGAATGAGAGTTAAGAAGCGTAACTACAAAGAGGAGTACAAGAAGTTTGGATCTGGCGGCAGAGCAAAGAAGAAACGGGCTGAGCTAAACCAGTACAACCGAGAGAAAGGAACCTACGGGAATGGGGACAGCCTTGATGCCTCTCATAAGGGTGGTAAGATCGTAGGGTTTGAGGCTGAGAGCAAGAATCGTGGGCGGCGAGAGAAGTCCCGACTTAAGAAAAAGAAATAACTTATATTTGCCTTATGAAAGCTAAGAAAGCATACAATAAAGGAGGTAAAGTAAAAGGCAATAAGCGCACTGCTCAGTCTGATACTTTAGAGAGAACCAAAGAACAGGTTTTAGAGAATGCTAGAGCAGAGCGAAATAGCAAACCTCCTGGTCTATATCGTGGTGCTGATGGCCCAGGAAGATCTGAGTACATCAAGCAAGAGAAAGCCACTCAGGGTCCTTTGAAGAAGCTTAAGCCAAAAAAGGCCAGCCCTGTGGCCTCTAAGCCTTCACCAGCAAAGAAGCTCAAGAAATCCAAAGCTGTTATTCCAGTGCCACCTGCTAAAGGTCGTAGAAGAAGAAACCGTAAGTAATGGCTGTACTTAAAGTAACCGTCAAGGAGGAGCTTGTTCTTAATGGCAAGGATATGGGGAATGAAAATTTCCTTTCTATCTCTGGCGTAGAGAATGCAGAGCATAGGATCGTTTCTGTAGGCACTTCAGAACAGTCTATATTGTTGTTTGGATCCGCTTTATCTGCTGGAACCGTAAAAGACGCTACTGTAAAGCACTTAAGGCTCACTAATTTAGACAGCACGAATAAAATCATTATTCGGGTAGAGGATTCTTCAACCCCTGGGCAGTATTATGTGGACCTAGAACCTGGTGAGACATTTATTTTAGGTAATTCAGTCATGTACGCAGATAATGCCAACAGCAGTGGAGAGACCTTAGTAGCTATTGACGCTATTTACGCAACAGCGGACTCAGCCAGTTCTGATTTAGAAATGTTTATAGCAACAAATTGATCATGAGAACAACAAGAAACAACAAAAAGGGGAAGCCAGCCATGTATGACATGGTAAAGAAGTATGCAGAAGGAGGAAAGGTTGAGCCAAGCAGAGAGCCTAAGATTGACATCAAAAGAAAGAAGGTGGTTCAAGGAGCTGAAGGCGTTGAAGGGCGTATAGACCCCCTGTCTGGAAAGATGATAAAGTCTCCAGTTAACGAAAGATCTGAAGTTGAAACTCAATTTTTTATTGACGGGGTTCCAGCTACAGCAAAAGACGCCATGAGAGCCTTTAAGCAAACGGCTGCCTTTGGCTCAGGCACTGACTTTAATGATTTTGTTAAGGGCTACCTGACAAAAAAGGATACGCCACAGTCAGCTGACAAAACGAGACAAAAGAAAGCCCTTCAATCACGGCAAAAAGCTGCTGGATCAAACGGCTTGCTTCAAGCTCTGAGGGATATGCCCTCTCGCGGTTAATTAGTATCCAACGATATCTTCTTCGTTATGGATAAACAGCTTTGAGTTGTCTCCAACCAAGTTGTTTGCAGTAAAGAGCGATAAGCACGTTCCATCTACAGACTCAGACTTAATAATGTATGTGTCTTGAACGTTTCCGTTAAAGTCGCTCATTACAAGTGTGTGGACACGCCCTTCTCCAGGATTACCTGCAATTGTAAATACCGATCCGCTCATGTCGTCATTGATCATTACCTCCCGTCCATTAGGGAGTAATACAGACAGACTGTAGCTGTGAAGGCTGTAGTCATTAGGGGATACAGTGAATGCAGATTTGCAGCCAGTGAACTGTGCAGATACTAAGCTCGAAACTGCAAGAGCAAGGATTAAAATAAGATTCTTCATAGCAAATAACTGTTTTAAATTGTTTCGTAAATTCGGTTTGCTGATCTCAAGGTAAGATAAACTTTTCGATCTCACAAATTTTTTTTCTAACTTTGCTATATTCAATCATAGATTGAAGAAATATTATCACAACCCTCGAATCAAAAGAATCAACCCTTCTTGGGTGGCTCAGAAAAATGAAATTAAGCAAAAACCTTATGTTAAAGGAGGTGGTGAAATCCAACACCGCGACCCGAAAGGGGATAGACAACACCCCAGATAAGTGGACTATACATAACCTCCAGGCCGTAGCGGACCACATTTTTCAACCAGTGCGTGATCACTTCGGTGTACCTATTGGAATCAGCTCTGGATTTCGATCGAAGGAGTTAAATAAGGCGATAGGTGGGAGCAAATACTCTCAGCATATGATTGGGGAGGCTATTGATATAGACGCCGATATATACGGGAAGGTCACTAACTCAGAAATATTCGACTTCATAAAGAAGAACTTAGAGTGGGATCAGATGATATGGGAGTTCGGCGATGACGAAAACCCTGCCTGGGTTCATGTCTCTTATAAAGAGTCAGGGAAGAACAGGAATCAGATCAAGCGAGCTTACAGAGACGAAAAGGGAACCTATTATAGAGTAATCTAATGGCAAAGCAATTAAACAATTTTGCACCTGAAGAAAACAAAGTTTCTCGACCAGGGGTGCACGCTAAGACAAAGACGTCAAGCAATAAGCGTAGTAAAAACTACAAGAAAGCCTATAAAGGACAAGGCAGATAAAAATTACTATCTTTGAGGCATGTTAGGATTAGGAAATAGTTTGACCCAAAACTCGGTATTAAGAGAAATTACAGCTCCGTATTCTTACAGTCAGAGTGTTATTGGAAGCGGCGATGGATGGGAAGCGTTTTCTGTCAGCGGCAATCCTACGATACTATATAATGAAACAGCTCCTGATTCAACTCTTGGATGGATGAAGCTTACCTTTGACGAAGCTCAAGCTGACTTTTGGGCTTTAAGAAATTCAACTATACTTAACGGAAGGGTAGAAGTTGGATCAACGGCCACTATCTCCTATGAGATTTTTCTTGATACGGCGGCCCTTTGGGGAGACGGTTCAGAGAATGACGATGATTCGATTTTATGGCAGACTTTTTACGGAAGTAAAGGCTCTAACACTGCCGTAACAGCTGGAAACGCATCTTCTACAACCATCTCTGAATCAATATCGGCAATCTCAACGTCAAGCACCATTCAGCTTAGGCAAGGTCTTTACGCAGCGGAAGACTTCCCTCTCGCTGGAGCTGAGGTATACATTAAAAACCTTAGCATATCCATAACTTACACTTAAAGTGAGTTATAGAAACGCTGTACCGCCATTCTGCCTTTCTGAGATAGCGCATATCTTACACGGTAGTTAAACTTGGTTTCGTCTCGGAATAAGTGATCCTCCAAGGTTTGAGACGGTGTTAGTTTATCAAAGTGCTTATACAGATACCCCAAAGACACTAAAGGATATATCATCCTGTCAGCCAGGTTTTTTTTATTCATTCCATATTCTCCCGCTACCCAGGATATAGTAAAGAACTCCAATTCGTAAACGAACAGCATAAAGTATAGGTAGCTCTTTGTGATCTCGCTTCCGTCAACAAACTCTTCTGTAGCGCTTTTGAGGTTTTTTAAATAGTTGTTTTTGACGAACCTAGAGGGCATCTTTGAAAAGTCCCTGAACATCCTTGTTTTCTTGATTTGAGACTTAGGCATATTAATTCGTATATTTGACTTAAACAAATTTACATCATGAACCCGAAAGACACCCTCTTCTTTGCCGAAATGTATTCCCTCGTCAAAAAGATGGAGGAGACAATCGATGAGTTCGAAATGAAAGATCGCACCTTAGCCACTATAGTGGTGGGAGTTATAGACTTAGACGCTGTGGAGGAAGGTGATGAAAGCGCAGAAATGAAAACTATGTACAGCTTTAACCTAGAGAGTAGGGAGGAACTGGAAACAGTTAAGCAAGTAATGGACAGCGCATATCAGGAAGACGACTCATTAGACGACCTCCTTGGTGAACTGGGCATATCCCTAAACTAAAATGGAAGGACTTATAAGAAAAATTGTGGTCGGAAGAGACCCTAAAAACGGCATGGCTTATTATATTGGCATGCGAGCAGGGCACGGAGAGATATCAGCTATTGTAGAAGACGAGAGGCACCTTCATAAGTTCAGTAAGCAGAGATACCTTATATACGTAGAAAACGATTCGGAGATAATGCTCTGGAAATCTGTTGACGAGATGCCTTGCGTTTTAGAATACGATTTAAATTTTTAATTAATGAAAACATTTGATTTGTTTGTCGTAGAGCTAGAAAAACAGCTTGACGACAAGATTACCACGGAAGGTGGTTTAGAATTATATATAGACACTAAATTTGATGAGTTTGAAAATAGAATCACAGAAGGCCCCGTCGTGGCGTCGCCGTTTAAGTACGATACTGGAGTCGAAGTGGGTGACACTTTGTATTTCCATCATCATGTTGTTATTAACGACGGCCAGCCTCTTACTGGTGAAGACAATCACTTTATTGTTCAGTACAATCCTGGTTACACCGCTGCTAATCAAGCTATTGCTTACAAGTCTAAAAAGACTGGCGAGGTACGTCCGCTGGCGGGCTGGTCACTTCTCGAAGGAGTGGAGGAGCCAAAAGAAGAAGAGTCTAGTCTTATCGAGGTTGTCAAGCTTTCAGAAGATCCTGTCACTAAAGGGAGGGTTGCTTTTGAAGCGCCTTGGGTGGATGAGCTAGGACTTAAGATAGGGGATGTAGTAGGATTCAAAGAGAATCGAGACTACAGGATTAAAATAGACGGGAAGGAGTACTACCGAACCCGCACAGAAGACTTGCTATATGTCGAAGTCTAAGTTTACTACTGTAAGCGCCGCCAGGAGGCTCATGCAAAGTATGGAGGTGGCTATCAATAATATGATCGAAGAGGTAAAGAAGCCTGTCGATCCTGAGGCGGGGGGCTCTGCGCGTAAGGCCGAGCTCCAATCCATAAAGCAAACTGCTATTGACTGCAAAGAGCTTTTGGTGGAGCGCCAGAGGCTAGAACAAATGGTTAAAGAACTAAACGACAATGGAGAAATCGAAAAAGACAAAGACTACTCAGGAGGGTTCGCAGAAAGATTCTCCAAGTAACGCTAGCGGACTGATATACTGGGACGACTATAACTTTGACAATCAATCAGTTACGACTGATCACATAAAAGTATACTTTAAGCTCTCTTAGCTCAGTTGGTTAGAGCATCCGACTCATAATCGGCAGGTCCCAGGTTCAAGTCCTGGAGGGAGCACATGCACCAGTAGCTCAGTTGGATAGAGCATCTGCCTTCTAAGCAGACGGTCACAGGTTCGAATCCTGTCTGGTGTACCAATTAAATTAAAAATCATGCCTGATCTTATTTGCCAGAAATGTAAAGCAGAGAAATCTGTGAGAAGCCTCACCATGAAGTTTAAAAACGGTAGTGTTTACTACCCTGAAGGACAGTGTGAGTGCGGTGAACAAATGGAGATTAAAAACCCTAAAGAAGGCGTACCTTCGCTGGGAAGGATGAACTCACACGGACAGAGTTATTGATGTCTAATTTAATCGACATAAAAGGTTATGAAACTAAGGGGATTAAGATCGACCCTAACGGTACAGAAGGAGAAACTATCGAGCTCCACGGGTTACTCGTGGTACTACCGAAGAAACCGCGCAAATCGGAAATTCTCTTCCATGACCAGCCAAAGAAGTTGCAAATGTGGAAACGCATACCTATGCCAGAGGAAATGCGTAGGATACGCGGTATGGATGAGTGGCTCGAAAAACCTGCCGAGTTTCGGAACAAGTTTCGTTCTTACGTCGAACAAGAGTTTCAGCGTAGGCGCGACGGTGTATGGTTTTACAATAATGGGGAACCTACGTATATTACAGGGAGACACTATATGTTTCTACAATGGTCTAAAATTGATATCGGATACCCATCATACCTTGCTTTCCAAAAAGACATCTTTACGCACATGGCTGCTTGTGAAGCTGATCCTCGTTGTTTCGGTCAGCTTTATACTAAGTGCCGTCGTTCTGGCTACACTAATGTATGCTCTTCTGTCCTTGTGGATGAAGCTAGTCAAGTTAAAGAGAAGCTTCTTGGCATACAGTCGAAAACTGGTAAAGACTCGCAGGAGAATATATTCATGAAGAAGGTGGTTGCGATCTTCCGCAGCTACCCATTCTTCTTTAAGCCTATTCAGGACGGTACCACAAATCCCCGTATGGAGCTGGCGTTTCGCGAGCCCTCTAAGCGTATCACAAAGAACAATAAGACTTCTCAGATCGGAGATGCCCTAAACACAGTAATCAACTGGAAGAACACCACCAACAACGCCTATGACGGGGAAAAGCTACATATGCTGTACCTTGATGAGGCTGGCAAATGGGAGAAGCCCACTGATATTCGAGAGGCCTGGAGGATTGAGCGTACTTGCTTGATCGTGGGTAAAAAGGTAGTGGGAAAGGCGCTTGTAGGGAGTACTGTAAACCCTATGAATAAAGGAGGGGAGGAGTACAAAGGTCTTTGGTATGATTCTGACCCAAATGAAAGAAACAACAACGGAAGGACTAGATCTGGACTGTACAGGATATTTATTCCAGCATACGAAGCTCTAGAGGGGTTTTTTGATCTTTACGGAAATGCTGTAGTAGATGATCCTCCCGAAAACGTACACATATATGGTATCGACGGCGAAATCATTGATCAGGGAAGTAAATCCTATTTAAAAAACGAACGAAAGTCTTTTAAGGACAACCCCTCTGAGCTTAATGAGGTGACCAGGCAGTTCCCTTTTACTGAAGATGAAGCATTCAGGGATAGCATTGAGGGCAGTTTGTTTAATATAGGAAAGATATACCAGCAGATAGAGCACAACGAGGAACTGTATCCTAATCCTGTAGTTACAGGAAACTTTACGTGGAAGGAGAAAGACAAAGAGGTTGTTTTTTCTCCAACCCCTAACGGTAGGTTTAGAGTTTCTTGGATGCCAGACACAAGTGAAAGAAACGTAATCAAGACAGAAAGAAGTAAAAAAGTACCACCTTTTGTAAGTTATGGGTGCGGAGGAGTTGACTCTTATGATCTAGACGCTACCGTAGATGGAAGGGGGTCTAAAGGTGCTTTACATATGTATAATAAGTTTAGCATGAATCGCCCCTCGAACATGTTTGTCGTAGAGTATGCTTCTCGTCCAGACCTAGCTAGTATATTCTACGAAGACGTTCTTATGTGTGCTTTTTATTATGGGTATCCGCTACTTATAGAGAACAATAAGTATGGTATCGCAAGATACTTTGAATCAAGGGGTTACGACGGCTATCTCATGGACCGTCCTAATCATTTAAAAACAGGAAACTCCTCTATAAACGTAAGGACCAAAGGTATCCCATCAAACTCACAAGACGTAATACAGTCTCACGCTCAATCCATAGAGGCTTACATACACGATCACGTAGGGGTTAATCACGAGTCTGGAGAGCTAGGAAGAATGTACTTTAACAAAACCCTAGAGGACTGGATAGGATTTAAAATAGATAAACGAACCAAGTTTGACCTTACGATAAGCTCTGGTCTTGCTCTTTTGGCGGCTCAAAAAGAAAAGCAAAAACCTAAAGCCGACTTTAAAGAAAAGGTGTTTTTCAGGCGATATAAGGTCTAGCATCGATTTGCTATATTTGCAGAATACGCGCATATCGTCAGATAAAACATGAATTACACAAACAACAAGCGTAAAAGCTCATTTCCTGATCCGCTGGCAAGCACAGAAACAAAGCAGCAAAAAGCTTATGGCGTAGAGTATGCGAAGTCAATAGAATCCCAGTGGGGTAAAATAAATAGCTCTACATCTTTATACGGGAAACGAAACGTTGTATTCGAAAAGAGCAGAGATTACGCAAACGGGACTCAGGACACTAACATCTACAAGAAGCTGTTGCGGTCTTTAGCTCCTAATGCTGGAGACGGCAGTTTACTAAACATGGATTACACTCCTGTCCCCATCCTCCCTAAGTTTGTGAGGGTGGTGGTAAACAAGATTCTTTCTAGAAACCCATACCCAAATCTGGAAGCTGTTGATCCACTATCATCGTCTGAGAAAAACAACAAGAAGCGTAGGATAGAGATCCAGGTAGAGGCTAAGAAGCAGCTACAACAGCTCAAGCAGAGCACGGGCATGGTTATCGGTGAGGACCCAGACAACCTTCCAGACTCTTTAGAGGAGGCTGAGATCTTGCTCGGAACTAATATAAAAACCGACGCTGAGATTGCCGCACAGATCGGAACCAACATGACGCTTTCCTGGAACGATTTTAACGACGCTATCTTTAGAAGGTGTGTTAATGATCTTGTTTCTTTAGGAATGGCTGTTGTAAAGCGCAGTAACCATCCGAGCGAGGGTATTAAGACGGAGTACGTAGATCCTTCTACCTTTATTCATAGCTACACGGAGGACCCAGGTCTAAATGACCTCATGTATGCTGGTCATGTGAAAAAAGTTTCTATTGCCGAGCTTAAAAGAATAGCTAGCAACGAGCTAACAGAAGAGGACTTTAAGAAGATAGCCGATAACGTTAGAAATAACGACGGCAACGATCCTAGCTTGTTCAATAAGAGCAACTACAACAATCGTCTTCTTCGACAAGAGTTTGGTTACGATGAGTACATGGTTGACATTTTGGATTTTGAGTTCATATCTGTTGACTGTATTTATTTTGAGGAAAAAGAGAATCGCTTTGGTAACACCAACTTCTACATGAAGGGGTTTGACTATGAGGAAAAGAGCGGTAGTGTATACGACAGGAACCCTAGCAAGATGGAGTTAGCTACCGTTTATGGTGGAAGCTACATATTAGGTGGGTGTGAGATAATGTTTGACTACGGCATGAAGAAAAATATGCCTAAGAATATTCACGATTTATCTAAAGTCACTTTGTCTTATTCTGCGGTGTCTACCAATATCCGCAACATGATGCCTAAGTCTATGGTTGATAGTTGCATAGGCTTTGCGGACATGCTACAGCTTACTCACCTAAAGATACAGCAGGCTATCGCTAAGGCGAAACCAGACGGGCTCATCATAGACATCGAGGGTCTTGAGAATGTGCAGCTTGGAAAAGGAGGAGATTTGCAGCCGCTTGATCTTCACGACATATACGAGCAGACAGGAGTTTTCTACTACAGGAGTAAAAACCCAGAAGGAGGTTTTCAGAACCCTCCAGTAAGAGAGATCGGAAACGCCATAAGAAACATAAACGAGCTTATTGGCCTTTATAACCACTACTTAAGGCTTATCAGAGACGCGACAGGCATTAACGAGATGATGGATGCATCAACTCCAAAGGGTGACACGCTGGTGGGTGTTCAGCAAAACGCAATTGCAGCTGGTAACAACGCCACCTACGACATCACAAACGCCTCTATGATTCTATTTAAGAAGGTGTGCGAGGATATAGTCAAGTGCATTCAGGTGCTTCCTTCTGACTCTGTGATATTCTCAGCTTATGAAAACGCAATAGGAAAAGAGAACATGTCTGTTCTTTCTTCTTTTAAGGATCTCCCTATGTATAACTTTGGAGTCCAGGTGGTGAAAGAGATGGAGGAACAAGACAGAACCTATCTAGAGCAAAACATACAGATGTCTTTGCAGCAAAAGGAGCTTGACATAGAGGACGCTATCGCTATAAGAGGCATGAAGGATATAAACCAGGCTGAAAGGCTTCTGGTTGTTCGCCGCAAAAAGCGCATGGCTAAAATGCAAGAGATCGCAATGCAAAACTCTCAAGCTCAAGCACAGCAAGCTCAGGCAGCTTCACAGGCTGCCGCACAAGCTAAGATGCAAGAAATGCAGATGGAGGCACAGCTAGAAGGTCAGAAAATGCAGCTTAAGACTCAGCTTGATTCTCAGTTAGAAGAAGTTAAGCATCAATTCAGAAAGGAGATCGAAATGATAAAGGCTCAGGCTACTCTCGGATTTAAAGAAGATGAAAAAAACTTTAAAGAGAAGCTTGAAGTCCTTAAGGAGGATCGTAAAGACGATAGGGTAAAGAAGCAGTCTTCAGAACAAAGCAAGCTATTATCTCAAAGACAGGGAAAAAGAGGTGAGCTTCCAGAATCAGGAGATAGCGTAGACAATATAGTTAATTCATTATTAGGTTAATATGGCAAAGCAAGCAAATTTAGACGTATCAGAAAGTCTAGACATCACCATTAAGCGCGGTGACTCCTTTGAGATGGGCATTAACATAAAAGACAACGGTGGTGTTAACTTACCCCTTCTTACTAATGATTATAGTTTCGTTATACAGATTAAAACGCCTTTGGTCTCTTCTAGTGCTTCAAGAAGGCAAAAGTCTAAAGTTCAAAGCTCTCAGAGAAGCTTAATAGCTGCGTCTTCACTGGAGGAGTCTAAGACTCAAGACACCCCATCAGACAAAGACGCAGAATCCCCCATTTTCACCTTTGAGGACAAAGACGATAACGGAAATGTTTCCTTAAGAGCTACAGCTCAGAGCACTGCTTCTCTTCCTGTAGGT